CAACTTCATTGGTAGAGCAAAAATCCTTGATACTCCCATGGGTAATATTGCAAAGAACCTTCTTTCTGAAGGCGTCAGTCTTGGCGTTTCTTCTAGAGGCATGGGTTCTTTAGTCAAAAAAGAGGGTTGCAATATTGTCGCAGACGACTTTATGCTTGCAACTGCTGCTGATATCGTAGCAGATCCTTCTGCTCCCGACGCATTTGTTGACGGTATTATGGAAGGAAAAGAATGGGTTTGGGATAATGGCATCCTCAAAGAGTCTGCTGTTGCTCAACTCAAGACTGAAATCGATCAAGCAACTCTTATCAACTTGCAAGAAAGGAAAATTTCCGCGTTTTCAAGTTTTTTAAAGAGTTTATGATTTATAAATAAATAAAGACAACGCTAATGCATAACGGAGTTCAAACAAATGGCTGAGACCTCACTCGATAAAGAGTTAGATAACATGGAAGAAGTGACTGAAGGTTCCAACGTAATTACCAAAGATGCTAAACCTGGTGAGAAGATGGATTCTTCTGGCAATGGAAATGCACCTTGTGTAGTTGATGTTACTTCTGACTCGGAAGAAGGTGCTAAGGGCACCAAGAACGCAGGCGCTTCTGCTGCTAGAGCAGTAGGTAAAGCACCCGTTCCTTCTACTAAACCTTCAGACGCATCCGCTAAAATGGAGGGAACCGAAGATGAAGAAGAAGTCCTCACTGAAACCGAGTACGACTTTACTGAAGATGTTAACGCTCTTGTCGCTGGTGAAGAACTCTCAGAAGAGTTCCGAGTAAAAGCAGCAACAATCTTTGAAGCAGCAGTAACCTCCAAAGTAAATGCAGAAGTTACAGCGTTGACTGAAGCATTTGAAGCTACTCTTACCGAAGAGGTAGAGAAGGTTCAAACAGAATTGGCCGAGAAGGTAGACTCTTACCTCACTTATGCCGCAGAATCCTGGATGAAGGAAAATACTCTCCAGATCGAGCATGGTATTAAGACTGAGATGGCAGAGTCTTTCTTCAACGGCCTAAAAGGTCTTTTCTTAGAGCACAACTTTACGGTGCCCGAAGAAAAGTTCAACCTGCTTGATGGCATGGTTGAAGAGATTGATGATATGGAAGCTAAACTCAACGAGCAAATCGATGCTAATGTCTCTTTAAATAAGAGAATTGGCGAGTTTGTAAAAATGGAAATTGTGAACGAATGCGCTACAGGTCTTGCCGAAACCCAAAAGGAAAGGCTTCACCAATTAGCGGAGGGTGTTGAGTTTGAAACTGAAGAAGACTTTCAACAGAAAGTCGAGACGATTAAGGAATCCTACTTCACTAGAAAGGCTGAACTTGCAGAATCTGCAAGCGACCCCACCGAAGAAGTTTCGGAACCCCTTGTCGAAAACACAGAGAGCGGCTCGATGTCGAAATACGTCGATGCAATTGCTCGCTGGTCTAAATGATTGTTAATTAACTACTAAAACTGGAAACTAAAATGTCTTTACAACACCTCCAGGAGAAGTGGGCACCCGTCCTGAATCACGAAGCACTCCCAGCGATTGCTGATTCCCACAAGCGCGGCGTCGTTGCACAACTCCTCGAAAACCAAGAGCGTGCCCTTACCGAAGAGGCAGGTATGCTCAACGAAACTCTCCAGACTGCTGGTACAGGCGGTTTTGGCGCTGGTGCTACAGCAACAGGTCCTAATGCAGGTTTCGACCCCGTTCTAATCTCCCTGATTAGACGCTCCATGCCTCAGCTCATCGCTTATGATGTTGCTGGCGTTCAACCGATGACTGGTCCTACTGGACTTATCTTCGCAATGCGTACCAACTACGGTAGCGAGCGTGCTCCTGCTGCATCTGGTTACGACGAAGCATTCTTCAACGAGCCTAACGCTGGTTTCTCTGGCGGTCCTGGTGCATACGATCCTGGCGCTTCTGACGCTACGAACGACGCTGAAGGCAACAACCCTGGACTCCTCAATGATTCCCCTGCTGGAACCTATGAGTTGACTGGCGATGCCCAAGGCATGGCAACAACAACTGCTGAAGCACTGTCTGACGCTGCTTCTGGCACCGCTTTCCGTGAGATGGGTTTCTCCATCGAGAAGGTTAGTGTTACTGCTAAGTCACGCGCCCTGAAGGCCGAGTACAGCCTTGAGCTTGCTCAGGACTTGAAAGCAATTCATGGTTTGGATGCCGAGCAAGAGCTCGCCAACATCCTCAGCACAGAAATCCTTGCTGAAATCAACCGTGAAGTTGTTCGTACTATCTACGTCAACGCTGTTGCTGGTGCTCAGAACAATACCGCTAACGCTGGTATCTTTGACCTTGACGTTGACAGCAACGGTCGTTGGTCTGTTGAGAAGTTCAAAGGACTTCTGTTCCAAATCGAGCGCGATGCTAACGCTATCGGTCAGCAAACTCGTCGTGGCAAGGGCAACATCCTGATTTGCTCTGCTGACGTTGCTTCTGCACTGGGCATGGCTGGTGTACTTGACTACACTCCTGCTCTTGCTGGTAACAATGCACTCGCAGGCGTTGATGACACCTCCAGCACACTGGTTGGTACACTCAACGGCAAGATCAAGGTCTACGTTGACCCCTACTCTGCTAACGTAAGTGACAAGCACTTCTACGTTGCTGGTTATAAGGGCACCAACGCATTCGATGCTGGTCTGTTCTATTGCCCATACGTTCCTCTTCAGCAGGTTCGTGCAATCAACCCTGACACCTTCACACCGAAGATCGGTTTCAAGACCCGCTACGGCATGGTCTCCAACCCCTTCTCACAAGGTCTCACACAGGGTTCAGGCGCTCTTACCGCCAACAGCAACCGCTACTACCGTCGTGTACAGGTCACGAACCTTATGTGATCCATCAGGATACACAATCACTGGACCCTTCGGGGTCCTTTTTTTATGCCTAGGTATAAGTTAGTAGGCAATAATATTCGTTGCATAAAGTCAGTAATTGCTGACAATCTAACCTAGATAGTATAGATTTACGAGGTGAACAAATGAACCCAAATTTGAACCATATTATGAATCGCAGTTACAAATAGAGAACTATGAAAAACATCACTTCTAGAAATCAATTATATGAATGGACACACTTTGAAGATTCCATGGAACTAGAAAAAATAAACGATTACTACGAATGCTTAATTGAATGCGACAATACACATCAAGCATCATGTAAAAGAATCTGTAAAGAGGTGCTTATGTAAATTCCATATATAATATACCGTGTGAAGGAAGTGTTTAAGAGGGTTTTCAGACCCTCTTTTTCATACTATAAATTTAATTTTAATTATGATTACCAAGTTTTATTTTGAAGATTTCATTGGTGTATTTCATACAACTTTTGATACACTCCCCATGATCGAGTATTTTGAAAAGATGCGTGAGGCAAATCGTGTCTTCAGAAGAAAAAGTATTCAGACAGGTAGCAGACCAAACGAGAAAGTAGATTCGTCACTTATGACTGGTCCTGATGATGGTCTTACCATCTCGAAATCTATGGGAATGAAATTTTTAATCGAATATAATAATATAACTGCAGAGTGCCTATCTTCGTATTGTGATGAATATGAACAAGCAGGTGGATTTAGACTTCAGCAGACCTATTTAAATATTCAAAAAACTCTTCCAAAACAAGGATATCATCTGTGGCACTGTGAACATAATAATTCTGGTGCAGAGCGTAGAGTATTAGCAACGATGTTATATTTAAATGATGTAGAAGATGGAGGGGAGACTGAATTCTTATATCAATCTAAAAGATACAAACCGACAAAAGGTACAATGTTAATTTGGCCAGCAGGATTTACACATACTCATAGAGGTAATCCACCCTTGAATGGTGAAAAGTATATTGCCACGTCTTGGTTAGAGTTATCTTGATATTGACTAAATACTTAGAAAGATCCCTACATGGCAAATTGGTATCAGGAACAATTAACTAATAAAAACTTTTTGTCGCCTATCGGGTTTCTTTTCATTCTTGATAAAGCACAACTAGTTTCTTTCTTGTGTCAAAAAGCAGAGATTCCTTCTATGACTCTGGGAGAGGTCAATATTCCAACAAGGGGATTAGTACCTATTCCAGTTGAAGGGAATATGCGTTATGATGAGTTTAGTATGGAATTTATTGTTGATGAAGATCTCAAAAATTATTTGGAAATTCACAACTGGATGCGTGCTTTAGGAACACCACAAGAATTAAAAGAAAGAAAACTTTGGACAGATACGCATAGAATCGATAAATCGCAAGATGCAAGATTCTCCGATGCAACACTGCAAGTTTTAAATAACAACAACAATGCAAATTTTGATGTTGTATTCAAAGACATGTTCCCTACAAATCTTTCAACTTTATCATTTGATGTTACTGGTAACGATAATGATTATTTCACAGCAACAGCAACATTCAAATACACCCTGTATGAAATCAGGAATGTAAACTCTCAAACTCGTAAAACTTAATTATGGAATTTCATAAGCAAGAATGGCGTGATGAATATTATGAAATGCGAAAAGAGCAACTCACCCAATCTCGTATAAAATTATTAGCAGTTGGTCCTAGAAGTCTATCCCAAACTTGGATACTTCAAGCGATGCATGAAGATTGGAAACGACTTACAGAATACAAGAAATCACTTAATTATGAATCTGGAAACACTACAGGAGATGTGGAAAACTGATTCCGTTTTGGATGACGATTTGCACGACAATGACTCTTTAAAAATTCCACAACTTCACATGAAGTATATGGAATATCATAATACTTTTTCTCTTATGAAAAAGGAAAGAGAAATACAATTAAAGAAACTGACTAGAGATAAGTGGTTGTATTACAAAGGTAAAGCACCCGCAACAGTATACAAGGAGATGCCTTTTGATCTAAAACTTACAACCAAGGAAGAAATTTCAATGTTCATTGAAGCAGATGAAGAGGTTGGAAAACTTCAATATAAACTCAGTTATATAGAACAGGTATTATTTTTTCTTGATGGCGTCTTACGACAAATTAATAGTCGAACATATCATATCAAGAACGCTATCGAGTGGAAAAGGTTTCAATCTGGTATGTAATGAATTACGGTTTAAATTATAAAGAAGTTTCTTTTAATCGCCAGTCGATGCAAGTAGTCAATACTGCATTGTCTGGCAATTTATTTAAGTGGCAAGATGGTCAGTTGTACGACGAAAAAAATGAAACAAAACGAAAATCTAAAATAGCATGGGTGAAAGATGAACAACTATATGTTTTATTATTGAAGATGGTAAAGCATGTAAATAGAGATTCTGGATGGAACCTCAATATCACTGGAGTTGAACCCATTCAATATGGTTTATATGAACCAGGAGGCATATACAATTGGCACGTAGACCAGCATCCAAGACCTGTTAGAGGCAACGTAAGAAAGATTAGTATGTCACTCTTTCTCAATGATGACTTTGAAGGAGGGGAGTTTGATTTGGAGATATATAGTCCAGAGGCAACTCCTAGGTATAAAACATTCAAATCAAAACCAGGAAATGCCGTTTTCTTTCAAGGTGATCAGTGGCACAGGGTTAGACCTGTAACATCAGGATTGCGTAAATCTCTTGTAGCATGGTTTTATGGACCTCCGTATTCGTAAAAAGAATGAAGTTTATCTTAA